AGGAAATTGAAGAGGGTGCGCTGCAGTCACTTGCAGGCGACCTGTCAGGCGACATTGACAACGACAAAAGCTCCCGTAAAGACTGGGAGAAGGCGTACACCGAAGGTTTGAAGCTGCTCGGACTCCAGTACGAAGAGCGCACAGAGCCTTGGTCAGGCGCATCGGGCGTGTTCCACCCCATGATTACCGAGGCAGTTGTAAGATTCCAGTCAGAAACCATTACAGAGATGTTCCCCGCAGCGGGCCCTGTACGTACAAAGATCATCGGTAAAGAAACTCCAGCGAAGACAGAGGCAGCGGTGCGTGTCGAAGCTGACATGAATTACGAACTGACAGAAGTCATGCGCGAGTTCCGCCCTGAGCAAGAACGCATGCTGTGGAGCCTACCGGCCACGGGCTCGGCGTTCAAGAAGGTGTACTTCGACCCGAGCTTGGATCGCCAAGTTTCGATGTTCATCCCCGCAGAAGACATCATTCTCCCCTACGGTACGACCGACTTGGACACTTGCTACCGCATCACCCACGTCATGCGCAAGACCAAGAACGAGATTGTGAAACTACAAAAGGCGGGGTTCTACTTAGACATTGACCTGCCTGATACCAACAAAGAGTCCACTGACATCCAAAAAGCCAAGGACAAAGAGACCGGCTTTAGCGATATGAATGACGATCGGTTCACAATCTACGAGTGCCACGTAGACTTGGACATCGAAGGGCTGGGCGACTCCGAGGATGACGAAGGGGAAGCAACAGGCATCGCGCTGCCGTACGTAGTGACGATGATTAAGGGTTCCAACGACATTTTGGCAATCCGCCGGAATTGGTTGGAAGACGACAAACTTAAACTGAAAAGGCAGCATTTTGTCCATTACCAATACATCCCCGGATTCGGAGCGTATGGCTTCGGCTTGTTTCACCTTATTGGTGGCTTCGCTAAGTCCGCAACCAGCATCATGCGCCAGCTTGTCGATGCAGGAACTCTCTCAAACCTACCGGGCGGGCTTAAATCAAGGGGGCTCCGCATTAAAGGTGACGATACACCGATTGCACCCGGCGAATTCCGCGATGTAGATATTGGCTCTGGCGCACTGCGGGACAACATCCTGCCACTGCCGTACAAAGAACCAAGTCAAGTGTTATACACGCTGCTTGGCAACATCGTAGAAGAGGGCCGCAGGTTCGCATCTACAGCGGATATGAAGATCAGCGACATGTCCGGCCAAGCCCCTGTGGGCACCACTTTGGCCCTGTTGGAGCGCCAGTTAAAGGTGATGTCGGCTGTGCAAGCCCGCCTGCACTACAGCTTCAAACAAGAGTTGCGCCTTCTGGCCGTCATTATTCGGGACTACACCGATGATGACTACGACTACGAGCCCGATACAGGCGTTCCAAGCGTCAAGAAGTCTGACTACGACCATGTGGACGTAATCCCTGTCAGCGACCCTAATGCAGCCACCATGAGCCAGCGCGTGGTCCAGTACCAAGCGGTTATGCAGATGGCGCAGTCGGCTCCAGACATCTACAACATGCCCAAGCTACACCGCAACATGCTGGAGATTTTGGGGATTAAGAACGCCGACAAGCTCGTACCCCTGCCAGAAGACCAGAAACCTAAAGACCCCGTGTCTGAGAATATGGCGATTTTGAAGGGCGAGCCTGTTAAAGCGTTCCTGAACCAAGACCATAGAGCGCACATTGCGGTGCACATGTCGATGATGCAGGACCCCACGATTGCGGCCAATATCGGTCAAAACCCCAAGGCTCCGGTCATTTCGGCTGCTTTGATGGCCCACGTTGCCGAGCATACGGGCTATATGTACCGCAAACAGATCGAAGAGCAGATGGGTATGCCCCTACCGGCCGAAGACGCAGAATTGACCCCAGAAATCGAGAATGCGCTATCAGGAATGCTTGCACAGGCGGCGCAACAGGCACTGCAGATGAACCAACAGCAAGCGGCTCAGCAACAAGCTCAGCAGCAAGCGCAAGACCCACTGGTCATCATGCAGCAGCAGGAACTTCAGATTAAACAGGGCGAGTTGCAGATTAAATCTCAGGAAGTTAACCAGAAGTACCAGATCGAACAAGCCAAACTTCAACTGGAAGAAAAGCGTTTTGTTACAGATGCCGCAGGAAAAGCCGATGCAAATCAACTCAAACGCGATCAGCTTGAGGCCGATATGCAGTTAAAAGGTACGCAGATTGGTGCCCAAATCAAGGAAAGCAACCAAAAGCAGACTTTTGAGCAAGAACACGCCGGGATCAAACTCGGTGCAGAGATTGCGCGAGATAAGCGCGATCAAGCCCTGACTGCTGTGCAGTCGCTTCAACAACCTAAACCAACGGAATAAAAATGCTCCAAAAATTCGCAAGCGTATTGCGCGAACAAATACGCACGGACATGAACAATTATGCTGACGATATAGCTGGTGGGGCTTGTCGTAACTATGAAGAGTATCAAAAACTTTGCGGTGTTATTCAGGGTCTAGCCACCGCAGAGTCCTACCTGCTGACCCTGCTAAAGAAAGTCGAAACAGATGAGTGACCTTATCTTGCCTCCGGGAATAACACTCCCGCAAACTATTCAGCCAGCGGAAACGCCTGCTGAAGATGCGAGCAACGAGGAAAAAGCAAGACAGCTACCGGAACCTGCGGGTTACAAGCTGTTGTGCGTGGTTCCTGACGTATCCGAGACGATCGAGGGTACTAACCTCGTGAAGGCTTCCGACATCATGCGTCGTGAAGAACAGACAACATCCGTGCTGTTTGTAGTCAAAGTTGGCCCAGATGCGTACAACGACAAAGAGAAATTCCCCAACGGACCTTGGTGCAAGGCGGGAGATTTCGTAATGACGCGTACATACACAGGGACCCGCTTCAAGATGTACGGCAAAGAAATGCGGTTCATCAATGACGACCAGATCGAAGGCGTAGTCCAAGACCCGAGAGGAATCACACATGTCTGATTTTAAATTTCCAGATGAGCTAGAAGACGACAACATTGAAATTGAGATTAGTGGTAAAGATACCGAAATCGAAGTTGAAATTGTTGATGACACCCCCCAGCGCGACCAAGGGCGTAAGCCACTTGACCGTGAAGTAGCTGACCCGACCGACGAAGAAATCGAGTCCTATTCGGACAAGGTTAAGAAGCGGATTACGGAACTGACCCATGCCCGTCACGACGAGCGCCGTGTCAAAGAAGCAACACTTCGGGAAAAAGAAGAGCTAGAACGGTTCACCCAGAACTTGCTCCACGAAAACAAACGCCTAAAAGGGTTCGTGGAAGACGGCACTAAGCACATTGCAGCTAGCTCATTGACAAGTGCGGAAGCGGAAATGGCCGCAGCCCGCCGTCAATTCAAGGAAGCGCAAGAGGCTTTTGACACCGATGCTATCATTGCAGCCCAAGAAGCGATGACAGACGCAAAGTTCCGTTTAGAGGCTGCAAAGAATTTTCGCCCAGCCCCTTTACAAACGTACAGCGATAGTGTACAAACGCAACAACCGGCACCAGAAGTGGTGCAACCCGACGAAAAGACACTGCGCTGGCAGGCAAAAAACCAGTGGTTCGGGACTCCGGGATTTGAAGAACTAACCAGCTACTCACTAGGGCTGCACCAGAAGCTAGTGAATTCGGGTATGAACCCGCGTAGTGATGAGTATTTCGAGCAGATTGATGCTCGCGTAAGAAGTAAGTTCCCTGAAGTTTTTGGGAGAAGCCAAACCGAAGGCACCAAGCGTCCTGCATCTGTGGTCGCTCCGGCGACTCGTTCGTCAGGAGCAAAGAAGGTTCAAATTTCAAATACAGCGGCAGCGTTGGCTAAGAAATTTGGATTAACCCCGCAGCAGTATGCTGCTCAAGTAGCAAAATTGGAGTCTTAATATGGCAACCCGTGAATCTCGTGATCTTTCTTCCCGCGACAAAAATGTGCGCGCTGTGTATGTCCCCTCGAGCACTTTGCCCGATCCAACACCCGAACCCGGATACACGTATCGCTGGATTGCGACGCATGTACTAGGCCAGAGTGACCCTACTAACGTGTCTCGTAAGTTGCGCGATGGCTGGGTACCGGTGAAAGCAGATGACCATCCAGAGCTAATGCTGGTAGGTAATGAGAAGACAGGTAACGTCGAAATTGGTGGGCTGATGCTTTGCAAAATGCCGTCCGATCGCGTCGAAGCTATGTCAGACTATTACAACGACCAAGCAAGAACTCAGATGGAGTCGGTGGATAACACGTTTTTACGTCAAAATGACCCACGTATGCCGTTGTTTTCAGAACGCAAGTCCTCGATAACGCGTGGTGGGTTTGGTTCAGGTCTTAAATAATAGGAGTCCTTAAATGGCATCTACAGCTTCTCCCTACGGCTTAAAAGCCGTGAATGAGTTGGGTGGCCTACCTTACGCAGGTAGCACTCGCTCATTCCTATTCGATCCTGCTGGATATGGCACAAACGTCTATAACGGAAGTTTGGTATACGTCAAATCTACAGGGTACATTGAAATTGTTACCGCTACTGGCGCTGACGCAACTACAAACGGCTTCCCTGTTGGCACTGCTAACACCGGCGCTGTTGGTGTGTTCGTTGGTTGCTCTTACGTTAACGCACAAGGTCAAACCGTTTTTTCACAATACTACCCAGCCAGCTCGCTGAATGCGGTTGCTTTTGTGATTGATGACGACCGTACTGTGTTCCAAGTTCAGTCTGCTGGCTCTGTCACGCAAGCTGCTCTGGGTTCAAACGTGTTCTTCTCCACAGGTGCAGTGTCTACCGGTAGTACATCTACAGGTAACTCTACCGCTTCTGTTGTGGCTGGCTCTTCCGCTGTTACGACTACCGCCGCTTTCCGCGTCGTTGGTTTCCCTAACATGGTTGGCTTCTCCACAGTAGGTGACGCATATACTGATATTCTGGTGAAGTTCAACCCCGGATACCACTCTTACGACAACGCTGTTGGTCTGTAAAAGGAGCTAAATCATGGCAATTTCACGCGCACAACTACTTAAAGAACTGCTCCCCGGATTGAACGCATTGTTTGGTTTGGAATACGCTCGCTACGGCGAAGAGCACAAAGAAATCTACGAAACAGAGTCATCTGAGCGTAGCTTTGAAGAAGAGACCAAACTCGCCGGTTTCGGTGCAGCACCAGTCAAGAACGAGGGACAGGCCATTGCTTATGACAATGCCCAAGAAGCGTTCACGGCTCGCTACAACCACGAAACCATCGCGTTGGGCTTCTCCATCACTGAAGAGGCTGTGGAAGATAACTTGTATGACTCACTGTCTGCTCGTTACACCAAGGCTTTGGCTCGCGCTATGGCGTATACCAAGCAAGTTAAGGCTGCTGCTGTTATCAACAACGGCTTCACTAACTCGTCTCAGTACTACGGCGGTGACGGCGTACCTTTGTTCAGCACTGCACACCCCTTAGTTGGTGGTGGAACCAACAGCAATCGTCCTACAACTGGCGCTGATTTGAACGAGACTTCCTTGGAAGCCGCCGTTATTCAGATCGCCGCTTGGGTGGATGAAAAAGGTCTGTTGATCGCTGCTAAACCTCGTAAGCTGATCGTTCCTCCATCTTTGATGTTCGTTGCTACTCGTTTGTTGGAAACCAGCCTCCGTGTTGGTACTGCTGATAACGACATCAACGCGTTGAAGAACAATGGTTCGATCCCTGAAGGCTATTGCGTTAATCACTACCTGACCGACACAAACGGTTGGTATTTGACTACTGACGTGCCTAACGGCTTGAAGCATTTCGAGCGTACTGCACTGACTAACTCAATGGACGGTGATTTCGACACGGGGAACGTGCGATACAAGGCCCGCGAGCGTTATAGCTTCGGTTGGAGTGACCCACTCGGAATGTTCGGCTCACCCGGTTCGTCCTAAGCGAACCCGCATAGAACCTAGGTTTTGTGCTACAGAGAGGGCCCTTCGGGGCCCTTTTTTACTGTCTTTATAGGGGTTACCTGTAACTAAGTCCCGCTACCTGTGTCGTAACCTAATTCGTAACGGATTACGAATTCACCTAGTCTCCATCCATTGTGGTATAGTAGGGCTTCAACTTCAGGAGCCTCTATGTTTTATGTTTACGTGTACCGCGACCCACGCCCGCTCAAAGCTAACCAGCCTGTATATGTTGGTAAGGGTACAGGTGATCGGGACTTATCTCATTGGTCAAGGGGGTCTCACAATAAGCCGTTCCAAGATTTTATATCCCACCTCAAACTACGCGCACACATAGCGGTATGCGAACGGGTGCTAGAGACTGAAATTGAGGCAGAGGCGTTCGCCAAAGAGATTGAACTGATTGCGTTGTATGGGCGACGCAATATAGGCACAGGCACCCTGTTTAACCTTACGGATGGCGGCGAGGGGGGAAGCGGAGCAGTACGAACTATCGCCCACAAAGCAGTGGATAGCAAGTTTTCCAAAGCGCATTGGCAAGACCCCGTGTATAGAAACAAGGTAATCACCTCGCAAATTGCCGCTCAGAGTACCGCTAAAGCCCGCGCTGACAAGTCAAAAGCAAGCACCGAAGCATGGACTAAACCTGAAGTGCGTCAGAAGCGTCAGGAGGGCATCAAACAGGCTCGCAGCACTGATGAGTCCAAGGCCAAGACTAGCGCCCAAGCAAAGGCCCAATGGAACGATCCCGAGTATGCTGCTATGCAGACTGCGAACAATAAGGAGATTGCAAACCGTGCCGAGGTTAAAGCGGCTAAAGCAACCGCAGCTAAGGCGTTATGGGCCGACCCTGTATGGAAAGCAAAGATGCTAGCAGCCCGAAAGAAAAAAGTTGCACCCCCCGCGACAAAGTGATATATTGCTGCTAATCCGGACTTTCCGGTGTATCTAACAGTTCCGGCTGACGACATGCAGATAGATACACCCCAACTTGCATGTAAGGAAAAATCATGGCACGCACTACGTTTCAAGGCCCAATTCGTTCATTGGGTGGCATTTATCAGCAAGGCCCCGCCGCTGTTGTTGAGATCACATCCAGCACCACATTAAGCCCCGAAGCCCACGGTGGTCGCATCATTTCTGTTGGCGGCACTTTGGCTGCTGCACTGACATTGACACTACCCGCGATTAATATGACGGCTAATCCCGCCACGTCTGGCCCCGGTCAAGACCCCAATACAGTCAACAACGAAGGCGTTTTGTACACCATCTGGGTGCCTACAACTATTGCAACTAGCGCGTTGAAGATTGGCACAAACGGTACTGACAAATACGTTGGCACAATCGTAATGAACGATACCGACACTGACGGTGCTGCATTGGTTGGTTTCTCAGCCGCTGCCGCTAACGACTTCATCAACTTGAATGGCACTACCACTGGCGGTGTTGCAGGTTCGTGGATTGAAATCTTTGCCATTGCAGCTAACAAGTACATGGTCAAAGGCACAGTGCTTGGTACAGGTACTGTTGCTACACCGTTTGCAGACGCTTAATTGATCTTGGGGGCTTCGGCCCCCGCACTACAGGAGATTGATTATGATGCAAACAGACGTAAAACAGGGACACCTTAATAACTCTGGTTTTGTCCTGTTGGGTCGAACTAGACTTAAAGCTGCCTCTACGGTTGGCACGGCTACGGCTGGAACACTGGACATTTTTGACACCGCCACAACCCCTGTTGCTGCCACGTATGCAAGGTCTACTACGGTTATTACCGTTACAAAGGTAGCTCACGGCTTGGTTACCGGTGACGTAATTGGTCTTGCGTTTGCCACAGCAAGTGGGTCATCCGGCACAAACGGTAACTACCCAATCACACGCACAGGCGCAGACACTTTTACCGTTACAGATATCAACTCTGGGACGATCGCAGGTGGGACAGTGGCGGCATACGCATCCCTGTGGATTGCTAGTTTTGATGTTGGTGCAACTGACGTGTTTAGTAATTTTGCGTTGATTCCCGGCGAGGGGATACTGGTTAAAAACGGTATCTACTTGAACATAAGCAACCTTACTTCTGCCAACGTGTACTATGGCTAAGAAAACCCCATCCCTTGCGGTAGGTCGCGGTGAGAAGCTGCCGGTCTCTAAGGGGGCGGGGCTGACTGCCAAAGGCCGAGCCAAGTACAACGCAGCCACAGGGTCAAACCTTAAAGCGCCACAGCCGCAAGGCGGTGCTCGCAAGAAGTCATTCTGTGCCCGTATGTCTGGTATGCCCGGCCCGATGAAAGACGAAAAAGGCAAGCCTACCCGTAAGGCTGCTTCACTAGCTAGATGGAAATGTTGAGGTAAATATGCCAAAAGGAATGCGTAATCCAATAGAAGAGTATCGGCTTGGGTCAGAAGGCGGCGGTACAGGTGGTATGGGCGGTGGTGGTGGCGGACGTATGAGCATGTCAGCTATTGCGGATAAAAGTGCAGCTAAAAATAAAACAAATATGGCAGACGAGATGATTGCTGCCGACAAAAAACTCAGCATGAAGCGCGAGTTAGAAATTGCAAAAGCTAAACCTGAACGCCAAAAAGCGGAGAAAGACGCTACGATAAGCACAGATGGCGGGGTTAAAACTACGCGCTACCCGTATGTTGGCGCTAATGAGTACAAAAAAGGCGGAGCAGTATCTGCTTCCAAACGTGCAGACGGCATTGCCCAGCGCGGTAAAACTCGCGGAAAGATGTGCTGATATGACCTCACCAGAAATACAAACTGCAAGAGAACTTGCCACACACGCGGCGGACATTAGCCATCTCCAAGAAGACATGGACAGAATGGCTAAAGATATGGCGGAGATCAAAGTTACGCTTAATAGCATCAACACTACACTTGCGGAAGCCAAAGGCGGCTGGAAAGTGCTCATGATGTTTGGAGGTGCAGGTGGCGTAGTAGGCGCAATGCTGACCCAGATTATTCACGCAATCCCAGCGGGAAAATGATGCCGTCAACGAGTAAAAAACAGCACAATTTCATGGCCGCGATAGCCCACTCGCCATCGTTTGCTAAGAAAGTAGGAGTCCCACAGTCCGTGGGAAAGGACTTTAACGAGGCCGATAAAGGCCGTAAATTTTCAAAAGGTGGTGATACTATGGCTTCTAAAATGAACCCCGGCTTCATGGCAATGATGGCTAAGAAAAAAGACGGCGCTAAGGGCGCTAAGGGCAGCATGCCTGCTGCCTTAGCAAAACACGCAGCTAAACCCGCTTCTAAAGCGCATGCTGGTTTAAAAGGTGGTGGCTACGTCAAAGCGGCTGACGGTGTTGCCCAGCGCGGTAAAACCAAAGGCATGCAAGTTACCATGAAAAACGGCGGCAAGTGCTAATACCATGATGTCTAGTCGCGGCATGGGGGACATCGCCCCCTCCAAGATGCCCAAGGGAACTAAAAAAGCCCGTCGGGATAACACTGACTTCACGCAATACGCTGAAGGCGGTAAGGTTAACGCTGCGGGTAACTACACAAAGCCTAGTCTTCGCAAGAAGATCGTGAGCCAAGTCATGTCTGCGGCAACGCAAGGAACCGGCGCTGGGAAGTGGTCAGCACGTAAAGCACAGCTTGTCGCTAAGAAGTACAAAGCCGCAGGCGGCGGGTACAAGGACTAACATGAAAGCCCCACAGAAATCGCTCAAGGATTGGGGTGACCAAAAATGGAGAACCAAAAGTGGTAAAAAATCTTCTGACACAGGTGAAAGGTACTTACCAAGCGCTGCGATTAAAAGTCTTAGCCCTAGTGAGTATGCTGCAACAACGCGTGCGAAGCGTGCTGGCAAAAAAGCCGGAAAACAATTCGTAGCACAGCCAAAAGCAATTGCAAAGAAAACAGCGGGATTTAGATAATGGCAATCTCAGGAACCACAGCGTTTAACCTAGACCTCACCGAACTGGTGGAGGAGGCTTTCGAGCGTGCTGGTTCCGAGTTGCGCACAGGTTATGACCTGAAGACAGCCCGCCGCTCCCTTAACTTACTGTTTGCTGACTGGGCCAATCGCGGCATCAACATGTGGACGTTCGAGCAGGGCACGATTAACTTGGCTCCGGGGCAAGCCACTTACGCACTTCCTTCAGATACCGTGGACCTTTTGGAGCATGTCATCCGCACAGGGGCCGGGAGCGCGTCTACACAGGCCGATTTGAGCATTACGCGCATTAGTGTGTCTACCTATGCCACGATCCCAAATAAGCTGCAGCAAGCCCGTCCAATCCAGTTGTGGATGCAGCGCCTTGACAGCGAGCGCTCAGCGATCGGCACAGTTCAGACAAGCGCAATTTCTGCGACAGATACAACAATCCCAGTGGCTTCAGTGCTTGGGCTTCCCACTACAGGGTTTGTAATAATTGAGTCCGAGATCATCTACTACGGCTCCATTAGCGGCAACCAACTCCTGTACTGCTCACGCGGGCAGGCAAGCACAACTGCGGCATCGCACATCAGCGGAAGCCCCGTATACGCACAGAACTTACCGTCTGTGACGGTTTGGCCTACCCCAGACAACAGCACGACATACCAACTGGTCTACTGGCGCATGCGCCGTATTGACGATGCAGGCGGTGGTGTGAACACAATGGACGTGCCGTTCCGGTTCTTGCCGTGTATGGTCGCGGGGCTGGCGTACTATTTAGCGATGAAGGTCCCCAATGGGGCGCAGCGGTTAGACATTTTGAAATCACAGTATGACGAGGCTTGGGAGTTTGCGTCTACCGAAGACAGAGAAACAGCGTCCTCGCGGTTCGTGCCGCGCCAAATGTTTATCTAAAAATGGCAAACATGTTCTCATCGGGCAAGCACTCGATCGCCATGTGCGATCGTTGCGGAGCGCAGTTCAAGCTGACCGAGCTAAGGAAAGAGATTAAGAAGACGAAGATATACAACTTGTTGGTCTGTGCAAGTTGCTGGGACCCTGACCAGCCCCAGTTGCAGTTGGGTATGTACCCAGTAGAAGACCCGCAAGCAGTGCGTAACCCGCGTAGGGATACCACATATGTTACTTCGGGCCCGATGTCAGATGGGTTCCTTAGTGGTGGTTCTAGGAACATCCAGTGGGGGTGGAACCCTGTTGGTGGAGCAAGTTTTTTTGACGTTGCGTTGACACCGAATTACTTGGTTGCGACGACAAATGTTGGTATAGTTACAGTAAGCGTTTCATAGGAGTTAATCATGGCATATACAAAAGCTGCAGACGGTGTAGCCTCTAAAGGCAAAACCCAAGGTAAAAATCTTGGCGATAGCGGCCCTTCCGTTGGTATTCAACACGGCGGCAAAGGCAGCAAGGGCGGCAAGACCAATGAAGAAATGCTCAAGCTAGGCCGTGGCCTTGCTAAAGTAGCTAACCAAAAGCGAGGCTAATCATGGCAAACTTTAGTAAAAAAATCAGGGGCAAAGAAATTGGCGATGCCAGCGTCTATGCGCAACCGCACACTATGGCGGGCAAACCTTTTGTAATTTCCGATAATCCCGGAAAAACACCAAACCGTAGCAAGCTGGACACCTACGATGTAAGCATCGGCGGCATCAGTAAGTCTGCAGGCAACGAGCCAACTAAGACTGACGGAATTAAAATCCGTGGAACTGGTGCAGCTACTAAAGGTGTAATGGCCCGGGGCCCAATGGCATGAACTACGCTGCTCTAGTGATTGCTATCTCTGATTACACGGAGAATACTTTCCCAACTGCGGATATGAACACGTTCATTCAGCAGGCAGAGCAGCGCATTTACAACACCATTCAGTTCCCTTCAATACGTAAGAACGTAACGGGTATTTTGACGACCAACAACAAGTACCTGTCTTGCCCCAATGATTTCCTTTCGCCTTACTCGTTAGCGGTGATTGAGGGCTACGGCACTGCTGCGGAGACGTACCACTACTTGCTAAACAAGGATGTCAACTTCATTCGTGAAGCGTACCCAACCCCTGCGGATACAGCCTTACCTAAGTACTACGCTTTGTTTGGCCCAACAACTACATCTGGACCGCCTTCAGTACCAACCAACGAGTTGTCGTTTATTCTTGGCCCAACGCCAGATGCACAGTACTACGCAGAACTTCACTACTATTACTATCCTGAGTCCATCACCACTGCAACAACCACTTGGCTAGGTGATAATTTTGACTCTGTGCTGTTGTATGGAAGTCTAGTTGAAGCGATCACCTATATGAAGGGTGAGGCTGACATGGTTGCTCTTTACGATGGGAAGTACAAGGAAGCGTTAATGCTGGCTAAACGTCTTGGCGATGGCCTTGAGCGCAGCGATGCGTATCGTAGTGGTCAGTACCGTATGGCCCCGTTGCCCCAGAATAATGGTGTAGTGTAATGATCGTCCAAACCCAGACAACTTCGTTTAAAGCAGAGGTGTACCAAGCGGTACACAATCTGTTAACGGACACAATCAAGATTGCCCTTTACACGTCAAACGCTAACCTTGATGAGACTACCACGGTATATACCACCCTTAGTGAAGTTGTAGCGTCAGGCTATACAGCAGGTGGCGAGGTCATGACCGGGGTAGCACTTAATACTTCTGGGTACACGGTCTACGTTAACTGGGCCAATGTGTCTTGGTCAACATCAGTGACAGCACGGTGTGCCTTGATTTACAATGCCAGCCAAGGAAATAAGTCCATTGCGGTGTTAGATTTTGGGTCAGATAAGACATCTACCACTACGTTTACCATCACAATGCCAGCCAATACAGCCACTTCAGCGTTAATTCGCAGTTCTAACTAGGAGTTTGATATGTCCAACGAAAAAGCACACGGTCTAGACGCAGTAGCAAGCGCATTGACGCAAGCCAACAGCACCGGGGATTCGGCAACTGCCAAAGGTGTTTACACCATGCAGTGTTTTGACGCAGACGGTAATCTAAAGTGGGAAGCACGTTGCCCTAACCTAGTGGTAAACGTCGGCCTGCAAGATATGAACGCTCAATACTTCAAAGGCTCTGCGTACACCGCTGCTTGGTATATTGGACTGTACGGTGCTGCAGCTTCTAACAGCCCTGCTGCTGGAGACACAATGGCATCTCATGCTGGTTGGACTGAAATCGTTCCTTACAGCAATGCTACACGCCCTGCGGCTACTTTTGGAACAGCTACTACGGCTAACCCATCGGTACAGACCAACTCTGCTTCTCCAGCATCGTTCACCATTGATGCCACAGCAACTGTTGGCGGTGCGTTCTTGGTTAGCAATAGCACTAAGTCTGGCAGCACAGGTGTTCTGTTCTCCGCCTCTGACTTTACAGCCCCCGGAGACCGTTCGGTGGCTTCTGGCGATACCCTCAATGTCACATACACATTCAGCTTGGCTGGCTAAGGATTTAACATGGCACAGTTTAAAAAAGGCGATACCGTCCAATTAAAGGCAGTGGTTCCTCAAGGCCCTGTCATGGCTATGCGTATGGACGACGATGGCAACGTGCAGTACCTAATTGGCTGGACTGTTGATGGTGAGCCACAACAACGCTGGTTTGATGAAGCACAGCTAGAAGCGGTGTAGCCCTTCGGGGTTTGACGCATGTTTGGCTACGCCACCTTTGCTCAGGCTCCCTTTGCCGCCCTTGGGCAAGTCCCAACTACCTATGCGTCTAGCATTGAAGAGACAGCCACGGGGACGGATGTAGCAGCGGCTATACAACTTTTTGTATCTTTTCTGGCAGAAACGGCGACCGGTACAGAGACAGTAAGTTCAACGCAGACGTTTGAGACAGCGGTTACAGAAGCAGGTACAGGCTCAGAGACAGTAAGTTCAACGCAGACATTTGTTACCGGAATATCAGAGACAGGAACCGTAACCGATGTTGACTTAGTAGCCGGAAGCACGTTTACACCTAGTTTGGCAGAGTCTGCGACCGTAACAGACAGTGATTCGGCAGTGCAGGTGTATGTGTCAGCCTTGACGGAAACAGGAACAATTACAGACGCGGCTTCAGCGGCACAGACGTTTATTACCGCCGTGGTAGAGGCGGCTACGGGAACACAGACAGACTCCGCAGCGCAGACATTTGAGACAGCCGTTACAGAGACCGGGACAGTGACTGACGCAGATGCAGCATGGCAGGCGTTCTTTACCTCGATAACCGAGTCTGCTTCGGGGCTGGATGCGTTGGCTACATCGTTCGTGTTCTTTGGGACTGCAGCAGAAACAGCGACCGGTACGGATGCAAGTTTTGGACAGTTAGGGGCTGTGGCGTTTATAAGTGAGACCGGGGCAGTCACAGACTTAGATTCAACAAAACAAACATTTGTCACCACCGTTTTGGAAGGTTTGACGGGTACAGATGCCTTTATAGCTTCTGCGGTGTTCATTGCTGCGCTCCAAGAGGCGGCTACTGGCTCAGATTCGTTCTCAGTGCGGTTACTATGGGAAGTTATCAATGACAGCCAGACCGTAAGCTGGCAAAATATAGGTAGCGCACAGACCCCCGGATGGGGTGTGATTAACGACGCGCAGACTACCAATTGGGTAGTCATCAATACGCAAGGATAAAAAATGGCCCTCGTACTCGCCGACCGCGTTAAAGAAACGACCACAACCACGGGCACAGGTACGCTTACATTGCTGGGTGCATCCATTGGGTTCCAGTCCTTTGCAGCCGTCGGTAATGGGAACACTACCTATTACACTATTTCATCCAACGGCGGGGCTGAGTTTGAAGTGGGTATTGGTACGTACACATCCTCTGGAACAACGCTTTCTCGTACCACGGTGCTGACTTCCAGCAATTCTGGTAGCTTGGTTAACCTGTCCGCAGGCACTAAAGATGTTTTTGTAACGTACCCAGCAAGCAAATCCACTTACGAGACAGCAGGCCAAGAGATATACGCTGGAGCAGATGGCTCCATCTACCTGAACGCAATCACAATCACCAAAGACACCGCCGTACCCGCAAACTACAACGGGATGAGTGCTGGGCCTATAACCGTAGCAAGTGGAATTACGGTAACTGTTGCAACTGGAAGCGTCTGGACAGTCGTATGACCTACCCAAAACCATTATTTTTTAATACAATAGCTACATACCCGTAAGGATTTGAGATGACCACATCAGCAACCACGCTCTTAGGATTGGCCCTCCCGGTCGATGGGGAGCTATACGGCACTTGGGGCGATACAGTCAACGACTCTATTACCTCACTACTAGACACGGCTGTAGCAGTCACGACTACACTCAACGCGGACTCTGACGTAAGTTTAAGCACCACAACC